TACAGCAATAATGGTCTTTTTCATCATAGTCCCTCATTTAACGTATTTGGTGATATGAGCGTAGTTAAGAGTGGCACACTGAGCAACGTTGCGCTCCAGGATAAAACTGTAAGTGAATGAAAATTCCCTGAGAGGGAAATGTCAGCTGTCAAACAGCCGCAGGGCTTCGCTGAGCAGGGGCGGGTTGGGAGATGGCGAATGCGGGTTTTGGGCGGATCTATTGTTTGGATGGGCGGGTTAGTCGTATAAGGGATGGGTCGGTGAAGAAAATGAAAGTGTTGTACGGGTAAGTCCGGATTAGTAAGCAGCAGGGGCAAAAAGGCCGTGGGGATTGTGTTGTGGGGGTTTTGGGGGCTACTGCGGGCTGGCGGAATCTGAATAAGTCTCGCAAGCTTATGAAATTAAGTGATTTCCGCCAATTCAACTTTGGTTCGTGTACCTAAATGTGTACCAATTATTGGATCTCACACCCCGTAACGGTATGGCAAGGATAACGAATGCCCGGTGCTAAATCCAAAATAAAATGATTTTAGGGAAAAGTGTTCACACTGTTCACTTTTGGTTTTTTTTCATTAAATTCATGACTTTATATGGTGAGGAGCTTTAGATGGGATGTGCACTAGTGTGCACTGGAAGTGATCACCTTAGCCGTGATAATAAAAACTTGCCGAAGCCAGTATGTGTGAGATGATGATATAAGGCGGCGCATGCTGGCATGTTAAAGTTTTGGTAGATTATTGAATACCATAAATCATTGTAACAATATGCTTAGGTGTGTTAAGTAGTTATGAAATATTAGGACTGGCTGGCAGTTACCATTATTTTTCATAAGTTAGTGAATGTTTTGTCAGTTATGCTTTCTTCAAAGTTTAATTTGTTCATCTATGTAATATTAACATTGTGTTGGAGGGGATATGTCCGGTGAAATAAAAAGGCTTTATTGCAATAACTGCTCCGGTGAAACTAGACATGATGTTCTTTTTTATAAGATTAAAAGTCAAGTTGAGGAGGAAGACAATCAACTTGTGTGGTATGAAAAAGATGAGTATTACTTTTCGGAATGTCTTGGATGTGAAAATGTAACGTTATACATAGAAAGCACATTCTCTGGTATGGGGGATGATGTATCAATTAATCAATTTCCGCCTAAAATAATTAGAAAGGAACCTAAGTGGCTATTTAAGATTGACGGCGATGGTATGGTTTTTGAGCCTTCCACAAAGATTGAATTATTTCGAGAGATTTATATAGCGCTAAAAAATGATATGCCAAGGTTAGCGATTATGGGCGTTCGTGCATTGTTAGAAGCGGTGATGATTGAAAATATTGGTGATCAAGGCACGTTTGGTAAGAATCTTAAGAAATTAGAAGTAGATGGCTATATTTCGAGCTACCAATATGCTGCAATCAGTAAAGTCATAGATGCTGGCCATGCAACCATGCACAGAAGTTATAAAGCATCTAACAGTGAAATATCTAGCATAATGGATATCACCGAAAATATCATTGAGTCAATTTATATAAATAAATTGAATGTGACAGTAATTAATCCAACGCCTAGAGTAAAGACGCATAAATGAAGCTTTTATTAGCGATATCATTATTGATATCAATGTTCAAAGCTTAATGTAGGTCTTCAAATATGACTGGCTTTAACTATCATTTGTGGTTTTATTAAATCCATTATCCATACAACATAAACCAGCCTGAGCCGGTTTATGTTTGGGTGATATGTTAGGCGCTACATGCTGGCAGCCAATCTGCCTCGCTGTCCTCGTGTAGCGTCAGGTTAGTTTGTATGCCGTTATTAGTTCGTCGCTTGAGCAGTACGCGCTCATACTCTTTCAAGGTTTGCGGCACAGCCTGGCCGAAAGCGGTCAAGCTGAGCGGGTGCTGATGCCCGCGCGATTCCATAAACGACAAATACGCGTGATAGAGATAGCGCTTCGGGTTTATCGGACGAATATTCGCGTTACCGATAAACAGCCCATTCGGCGTGCTCAACGGCATCAGATAGCCACAGAAATCAACCAGCGGATCAGCCTGTCGCTTAATCTCCAGCGCTTCGCCGGATGACTGTTGCGCTTGTAACAACTCGCGCGCTTCATCAGGTGACATGAAGCGTTGCATCAGGTGGCGAACAATCACGGCCAACTCGGCGCTGATTTTATCCAGCAGCTGCGGGTCACGCTCTTTCGCCGGTATCACTTCCGGGAACGTCAGGATTACCCGGCGGCGCGACACGCCGCCGCTGCGATCGCTGAAACGCATTGGGTTATTGTTCACCGCCAGAATCACCGCCGGGATATGGGTTGAATAGGCGTCGCGATACTTGGGATCGATGGCTACCGCATCGCCGCCGGTAATCGCCTTAATGCCCGCGCCGTCGCCGCTCCATTTCTCCTGATCGGGCAGAATAATCAGTGAGAATCCCACCACGCTGGCGCGTTCCCTTGATGATTCCAGCGTATCGATAGTGGCGGACGTGGTGTTATCACGGCCTGCAAGCAACGTGGCGATCGAGGCTAAAACGCTTTTCCCGCTTCCGCCTGGACCGGTCACTTCGAGGAACATCTGCCAGTCATAGCGGTTTGCAAGAACCATAAATAACGCCGCGAGGATGCGCTCCTGCTTGTCGTGATTATGCGCGGCTGCCCGCGTTAACCAGCGGTAGAAGTTAGGGGCGTGGTCTGCGAGATTTTCGCCGGGACGCGGCGCGGAGTAGTCAACGCTGTTGACCGTGCGCAGCCAGTTTTCGCGGCGGTGTGGGCTGAATGTGCTGTTTGTCGTATCAAACACGCCGTTACGAAAGCCTGTAAGGCGGCGCGGCGGTTCGCCCATTTGCGGCACCATCAGTTTGAGCGTGTCGAGCACGCTGCCGATCCCGGCTGCTGAAAACGGTGCGCGCACCTTCTGGAACAGCGCGGCGATTTCGCGTCGCAGCATCTGCACCGGCATCACCTGCCACGCGCCGTTCTCATACCGACAGATTTCTTCCCCAACGGTCGGCACGGCCAGCGCCTGCCCGTAGTGATCGACCAGCAGCTCGGCCTTTTCACTGGCGCTCATGGCTTTAAGGTCGGCTTCACTCACGGACTCAAACGGGCTTGGCTTGTGTGGCTGATTGAAGGCGGTGAGAAGCGCCTGCGTTGTCATGTCGCCCTGTTCTTGCCAGACGTCGTTCCAGTCGCCGGTTTCTGGCGGTAAAGCGGCTTTCCCTTTGCAGGCTTTCGCGGCTTCCTCTGCCTTTAACTGGCCTGTGCCGTTGTCGTCGCGATCGGCGGCAATCAGCATTAGCGCATCAGGATTGATTTTGCGTAATTGCGCGGCCAGCGCTGGCAGATTATTGGCGCTGAGCGCCACGTAAACCGCCTGTCCGGTCAGGCGCTGCACCGTCAGGCCGGTTGCGTAGCCTTCGGTAAGCCACAGCGTTTCGCCGTCAGACTCGCCTGCAAGGTGATAAGCGCCTTTCACCTGTCCGCCGGGCAGGGTGCGCTTGTCGCCAGCGGCATTAATCAACTGAACATTAACGACGTTACCGATTTCGTCGGTCAGCGGCACGAGGAGATCACCCTCAGCAAAACTGACGCCGCCACAGCGCAGCCCGGCGGCCAGCATTAACGCTGACGTGCTGTGCAGCCCTTTCGATATTAGGTAGGCGTTATCCGTGCGGCTGATGGCTGCGGCGATCAGCGCCTGCGCCTGAGCGGCTGCTTCAGATTGTGCTGCAGCTTTATCCACTGTGTTCACCGGTGCTTTTGATGCCGGGGGCAGCGCGCCGAGCATGTCCGCGATTTTGAGCGCCGCCTCTTTTGCATTGACCTCGAGCGCCTTCTCAACCAGATTCAGGCCGTCACCGGCTCCGCACTGATTACAGTGCCACGTCCCGCGCCCGTCCTGATTATCAAAGCGAAAACGATCTTTACCGCCGCAAACCGGGCATGCGCCGTGTTTGCCGCTGGCGTGAATGCTGATGCCGAGCGCGGGCAGCAGCTGCGGCCAGAATCCGGTGGCCGCCTTTACCGTGTCAGAAACAATATGCTTCATCTGCTGGATCTCCCTTAATGCAACGTGGCGCGGCGAGTCGCAGCGAGCTGGCTGCAGAACAGTTCGTCCATCATGGTTGCGCCCAGACGTGTCAGGCGTGGCGGGGCGGTCAGCAGGTCAGGCTCAACCATGTCGCCGAGCATGGTGCAGGCCATTTCCATTCCTGCTTCTGCGCCGTGGCGGCGCACGTAAAACCCTTCCAGCTCGAGTGCGATGGTCATTTGCAGCTCGTCGAGCGTTGCTGTAACGGTGATGCCCAGCATTTTGCAGGCATTGAGATAACCCTGTGCCAGTGCGCGACGGTAAACGGCAGTGCGGACTTCAACGGGTAAGCAGGAATTATTAGCGGTCATCATGGCGAGCCTCCGTGGCAAACATAAGGGATTCACAGGTTTCAACGACTTTGCCTAACTGGTCGGTGAGAAGGGCAACCACCGACGCGAGTGCCGCGCCATCCGGAACGCATTCGCTGGCGCTCATGTTGCTAACTGTTTCGAACATGTCGAGTACGGTAACGCCGACAGAATGTGCATGCTGCAAACGTAAAAAGTCGGCGTGTGGGATGGGATAGGTGTCGTGATTATTCAGACGCTGAGACAATGTATTCATGCGATCACCGCCTGTACCGGCACACGGCCAGCAAAGCAAAGGATGTAATCACGAACGAATTTGGCGCGGGCAGTGCGCTCGTCTGGAGCCGCGAAACGCAGCATACATGGACGAGCAGCACGATCGGTGCGGCGCACGGCGGCGAAAATAAAAGTGAAATTGGGGCGAGAGCCAGTAAGAACCATTGTCATGATGACAATCTCCATTGAGTAGCGGTTATTGCTACCACTGGAGTTCCTACGCTCATGGGTGGTAGCCCGGACGGGGGTAGGAATACCGGCCTCAATGGATACCGGCCAGCCCGAAGGCTGCCCCGCCCGAGCCACCATTATTTTGTCGGCAAAATGGATCAAGAACCATTGCCAGAAAAATGGGTGCGCAGAGGCATAGACACAAAAAAAGACGCATGGCGCGTCTGGTGTCGCCATTGAGAAACACGGGTTCCTACGCCCGGCTACCGATTTTGCGGCAGCACGAAAACTGTATAACGACCGCTCGCCAGAGAAAAGGCTTTTTTCGTTCATTGCCACGATTTCCTTAGCAATCGGTCAGGACTTGATCGGACTGCTGCGGATTTGATCGGAGTTGAGTATTAACTTTGTCTGCTTTCTTTTTCGCAGGGTCGGCGTTTTTACCCAATATTGAGATATGACCGTGCATCCCACTGTTAAAAGCCGGTGATGTTGCAGGCTTACCACTGAAAGCGTTAGCGAGGCTCTCGGCGATAAACGCCGCTTCATCTTTTGTCAGGGGGAATGAACGCGTGCCGAAGTTTAGCGTGATCATGCTGCACCTCCGGCGCGTTGTGCGATACGCGACTGCATCCAGCCATCAATTTCAGAAGCCAGCCAGGCAACATTTTTACCGCTGAGGGAAATCTGCGTCGGGAATTGCTCGCGGCTGATTAAGTCATAAATGGTTGAACGCGACAGGCCGCAGGTGTTGATCACTTCCGGTAGGCGCATGAAGCGATCGCGGGGATATGAAATGTCGCCAGTGAAAGGCGTGGTTGGGGTTGTAACTGGTGAAACTGAATGCATGGTGTTACCTCTTTTTGAGTCCGGCCGGTGCTGCCCGGTTCCGGGTGTGTCTTTGGGTAACTCCCTATTTTGAGAATATTTTACCTAATGTAAACAACCCCTTGTTTGGTGGTGCATGGCTAAAAAGCGACCAAAAAATGTCCTATTGGTTAATATAGGTATATATAGGTTTATATAGGTACGGAGATGGTCACGGCGCTCTTATCGATAACTAAAATCAATTCATTTTTTAATATTGAAAGGAAAAAACAATAGATTGGCTCGCCAGAAAAAGGCTTGTCTCATAATCAGCAGTGAACACCTGTGAACACTGAGTGAAGACTTTAAAGGTAACTGTTCACTACTTTACTTACTGTATTTACTATCTTTTTTATTTTGGTGAACAGTAGTGAATAGTTTTATAAGAATTAAAAGCTGTTAAGGCATCTTTCTGCCGTACTTGAAAGCTTGTTTGCTGAGCGACAGGCGGAAAGCAATGAAATGATTTGTCCGTTGGTACACGACAGAATGACTCCATCCTTTACAGACGATGCGAGACAATGATGAGCACTACAGAAAATAAACCGGCCTCACTGGTTCGATTTGAAAAAGCACGCGACGCACACCGGGAAAAAATGAAAGCCTTCAATGCTATTGGGGCTGACATCACCCGCTGCGAGAAGGAGCGGCAGGCGGCCATTGAGGCGGGCAAGGAAGCCGAAAGCAGCTGGCGCACCAATTTCCGTAAACTACGCGGAAATCTCACGGATGAACTCCGTGCTGAACATTCTCAACGCATCGCCAGCCGCGAGCTGGCAGATGAGTTTGCGGGGCTGCTAAAAGAACTGGAACTGGATAAGCAATCGGCCATGTTGAGCTGTTGTGAAAGCGGTAAGGAATATGTTGAATCACACCGGACAGCTTTTACTGAGTTTGCAGATGCGCACTGGGAATCAGCGCTTCGTAACGTTAGTCCTTCTTTGTTATGGGCAATCAAATTGCGCATTCAGCGTGAAACAATCGCACCCACTTTCGTTGGTGAAGATCGCGACAAAGTGCGCGACATAGCATGGCTTGTAGGAGATGCGTTGACCCGAGCGGCGATCGCTTTGCCTGAAAATATTCTGCGCGAAGCACCGCTACTGGATAATATCGGTTTGTATCGTCCAGCGCTGACCGGCGTCGATATGGGGCTTTATAATTCATTCGTACGCCGTCAAAAGTTGGGCGCATCGCTCCGCGCACAGCGCGCGGAACTGCAGGGAGGCGACCAAAAATGATGCACTGCCCGTACTGCAAAAGCCCGGCGCATGCGAAATCCAGCCGCTACATGTCTGAACAGGTAAAAGAGCGTTATCACCAGTGCACGAATCTGGATTGCTCCTGCACTTTCAAAACGAATGAGAGCATTACCAAAGTTATTACCGCGCCGCCGCCGGAACCGGTTGAAGAAGTTGCGCCGGTGCTGGTCAAAGAACGCCAGACGCTGGGGCGGTATGGATCAGCATTCCGAAATTTACATTAATCCTCACGGCCGCTGCCCAACCAGCGGCTTTTTTGTATCCGCCGTTCGCTGTTTGAAAGCTTTTTTTCTGGCAAGCCGGTTTGTAAAGAGCCGTGCATGCATAGAGTGCATGGATTCGCATGTAAAATCATGCGTCAGCGGGATGCGTTGAGGCCAGACAGGGCGCGGCTTGAGTGGCTTTATGCACCTGCATGAAAAGCGATGCATAAAGCGGGCAGGCGAGGCGGGGATAGCATTGCGCGCAAAGGCGGAAATGCTAGGGTATCATTTGAGCTAATTATTTTTTTTGGTACATTGTTCAATCAATCCTTAAACTCTAAGAAAGTGGACATAATGAAAGGTAAGTTATTAATTTACTTTATTTTATTTATATCTGTTATTTTTATAAACCTCTTTGTTTTTTATTCACACAGTGAATGGTTATGGGTTTTTTACAATTCAGAAAACCTCAAAAAAATTGGTTTTGACTGGATATATACGGTGTGGGGGGCGGTGCTGGGAGTACACGGAACTACAGCAGCACTATCGCTAACTTTTATGGGGATGGTAATCGATTCAATTAATAAAAACTCCCCAAGAGAATTAGACAATTATCTCCGGAAATCCATTATGAAGGAGATGAAGTTCAATGCATTTGGTGTTGATGCAATAGTTACTTTAATTTTTAGTATTTACAGCTTCTCAATTGGTGGCGGGTTGGTTTATTACGCGCTTTCCCAATGCCTTACGATCTATTTTTTCGTTAGGTATTTCAATCTTTATGTTAATCTATTCTCTTTGGCTAAAGACAAAGAGTATACATTCAATCATCTTCATAGAGATGGTGTCCAACTTTCAGAATGCTATACCAAAAAAGAAGACTTAAGCTTGCAAGTAAAGAGTAAGTTTGAGGTGTTTCTCAAAACGACATTACATTCGTTATCATATTCCAATGTGAGTGATTTTTCATTTCTGAGTAATAAATCTAATGTAATTGGTGTTGAGGTTAAAGGTCATGTTTGTGATGTAAATATAAGAGCGATTGAGAAATTCTATAAATATATTTTATCAAAAGAAATTAGCACTGGTAGTTGTGAAGTTATACTTCCTGATTTTGAGGCTATGCTGCGGGAAAATAAAATAATTAAATTTGTTTATCCCAATGAATTGATGATTTCAAAGGGGGATGAAAGAAAAATTAAACGTGGGTTATCTAAATTCTTAACATGTGAAAATAAAAGAAATTTTACAGATGATTACGATCGTTTAGTTGAAGGCTACGTAAGATTTTTACTTGCCTCGATCGTAAACAATAATAATGAAGAAATTCAGAGGGCATTGGGGCTTCTATCATCTGTACTTGATGGAAATGTTTCTATCTATCCGTTGAAAAAGTTTAGAGAGGTCTCTTATGAATATATAAATCCATTGGCTTTGAAACTGGAAGCAGTTAACACAGTTATGAGGAATATTCATGTTATTTCAAGGAATGAAAGGGATGGGGCTGATTCTTTAGGTGTGTTGGTGTCATTAGCATTTACTGGGTTGAGTAGGAACGATTTTAATTTATTCTTAGAAGATAATAAGGTGGCTCTGAACTCATTCTTGAGTTATTCGAGTAACAAAATTCATTACTATGAGATCATTAAAGAGTTAATAGTAAATTCGTGCAATGTTATTGACTACGGAGTGTTAGGTTATTGGGGGCGGTATTTTGGAAATGAAACCGAGCACCTGAGTGTTAAGCACATGAGTTTCGATGAGGTAGATTCAATTGAGATATTGAAAAGTGTTTTGTACATGCAGCGAGTAGTTGTTACTTTTTTGTTAATGCGCTGGAGCGTAATATCTAAAGATGATTTATATGAAAGTGAATGTGAGGAGATAAAGAAAACAATATTATTGTGGGCAAAGCTAAGGTTTTTTTCAAATTATAATTCAGAGGATTTAATATATCTAAACATATTCAATATTTATGAGGAAAAAAAGAGATTTATTCTTGACGAGCAAGCTATAAGGATCCTGCCTAAAGCGGAAGCTTTTACAGTTACCGAAGATTATTACAAACTTGAGGCGTTAGCTATCATCTTCATAATTACAGGTGCAAGTTCTGGTTATGTTAATCTGAAATACTACCCCGATATTGAAAAGTTAACTTTAAGAAGTAATTTCACATCATTCGAGTACTCTTCATTACTTAAAGCCATTGATTCAAGTAATTTAAAAAGCCTGCTATTAAAAGTTGATTTGAATAACGATGCAATATTAAAAAGCTCATCAGATTTGAATGATGTTTTCAGTGAAATGAAAATAATAAAAGATAAAAAAGTACAAGAACACCTTCATTCTTTGAGTTTAGATGAATCGATTGTTTCAAAGTTTAATGATGAGTTAGTGATGAATGTTTCAAAGTGGCTTTCAAATCGCTTTGGGTTATTTATTGAAGATATGCCACTTACAGCAAAGACAAAGCAATATTTATTTTTTCCTGATAAGCGTGAGTTTGTGAGTCCAATTGATGGTGTTCACTACATGTCCAGTTCTTCCATCTACAGTGAATACATTGAAAAAGAGACCTTAAGTTCATTGTTTAATACCCTTAAGATTGGCCTTGCTAAAGATTTAACTTTAGATTCTAGCTCAGGGGTTGTTGATAAAAGTAAGTCGATTCTTTTTGTCAATAAACTACATCCGTCGGGAAGGAGTTATGATTATAAATACTTGAGGGAGTTTAAATCTTACTACTTTATTAATGATGACATGCTCGCAGAGGGTTTTTACATTATCCCCTTAGATGTTCTAATATGTACTAAGCCGCTCGATAGGAGAGAGTCATGTTTTGTGGAAGTTAAGATGATTGATGAAAGTAATTTTATGAAATACACTAGAGAAGCTGAGTTTAAACACTTAGCCTTAGAGAAGGTTGCATTATGTGTGTATCCTAACTTTAAAATAACCTTTAAGAAAGGTTCAGTGGTTTACTTTGGTTAGTTATTTCATAAGGGGGGCATCCCCCTTTAGAGTCATTTTTTATAAACTTCTGCTCCCCACCATTCTAAAAGTTCTCTCCTTTGTTCTAAATATAAAGAGCGATTATAAGCACGTCTAACTTCATTTTTATCTGAATGTGCGAGTGCAGCTTCAATCACATCTGCATTCTTACCTGCTTCGTTCATCGCCGTGCTTGCTATAGAACGAAGTCCATGAGCAACTAATTTACCGCCATACCCCATTCGCTTCAATGCAGCATTTGCTGTCTGGCTGTTCATAGGTACTTTGGGGTTGTTTCTACTAGGGAATATATGCTCTCTATGAGCACTCATAGATTTCATTATTGCTAAAATTTCTAAAGCTTGATTAGATAATGGAACTATATGTTCACGATTCGCTTTCATTCTTTCAGGCGGAATAACCCAATATTTATTTTGAAAGTCCACCTCACTCCATTTTGCTCCAGATGCTTCGGAAGGGCGAGCTAAGGTTAGAAGCTGCCACTCAATTAGACAGCGAGTAGGTAAAGATAAGTTAGATATAGCTAAAGATCGCATTAGCTTTGGCAGTTCTTCCGGTCGTAATGTCGGCATGTTTTGCTTTTTAGGTTTTTCAAAAGCCATCCCAACGCCCGAAGCAGGGTTTGCATCAATCAACCCCGTGTTAACTGCATAAATCATGATCTCGTTAATACGCTGAACCAAACGTCGCACAGTCTCAAGCGCGCCTCGAGCTTTAATCGGCTCCAATGCTTCAACGATCGTCCGAGCCTTGAGCTGTTGAACAGGAATTTCACCAATAGCGGGAAAGACATCCTTTTCCAGCGATCGCCAAATATCCTTCGCGTAATCCTCGGTGACGCTTTTGCTTTTGAGCTGGAACCACCTTCCGGCCACAACAGAAAAAATGCTATCCAGTTCGATTTGTCGTTGTTCCGATACTTCCTCTTGCTGCTTCTGCGGGTCTATCCCTTGCGCAAGCATCGAAAGATATTGGTCACGCATTTGGCGAGCGACAGCGAGCGTCAGGGCAGGATAAGAGCCTAGGCTGAGATTTGTGCGGCTACTGCTATTTGGCCGCTGGTAACGAAAACGCCACAGCTTTTTACCTGATGTTTTGACGAGCAGGAAAAGCCCGTCGCCATCGTGCAGTGTGAAGTCTTTTTCTTGAGGCTTAGCTTTGAGGATTTCGTTATTGGTGAGGGGGCGTGTCATCCGCGCCATGACTGGTTTCCGTCCATAATTGGTACACGTTTTTGGTACACATTATAACGTGTGCCAATTCGTGTACCAATTATCTCTGGATTCAGGCGGAACGTCTCGGAAGATTACAGACACAAAAAAGCCCGCAGGGCTTGTGCCGTGCGGGCTTTCAGGACTTCTGCGGACGGCTCTGGAACCGCCGCGAAAGGATTTTGGTGGAGCTGGCGGGAGTTGAACCCGCGTCCGAAATTACTACACCGTCGGTACTACATGCTTAGTCAGTCTTTACATTCGCCTGGCAGCTGCGGACAGACACGCCACTGACAGACTAG